GGATGCTGGCGGAAATACATCAAAATAGTTTGCACTGTCATTCCATGAACCTACTTGATTAGTAAATCCTGAAGTACTGTAAATTGTATTGCCCGATGTTATTGTATAATTTGGAATACTGTTTACATAATTTATTATTGCTGCTGCAGACACTTGATCTGGTTCATCGATTTCACCAAACACTTTAATACATGCTACCAGTGCAACGTTTCTTGGTCTTGTTGCTCCGTATGAAAATCCCGAAGTTCCCAAATTAAGCGGTGTATTTGCACTTACATAGGATAGCATTATATTTGGATACGAGTCCGTAGATATCTGATCCATGCCTACTTCCACGTTAAATTGTGGATCTACCGGACCAGAAGTTCCGCCCGGATAATTATTTCTGCCGATAATACTAGAAGTATTGAAACTTCCATAATTTGGATCGGTAACATTAATTGTACCCTTTTGGAAAGTGCCAACTCCTCTACCGGAGTCAACTCCCCGACCACCATCCCAACTTCTAATAAATTCTCCTCTTAGATCTGGTAGTCTAAACGTGTTTCCAGATCCACCGTAGGTATATCCAATCTTAGAAAATAACAACGAGAATGCTGTTGTAGATAACGAAGCCCCGTCACACGTCATCCAACCCACTGGAATAGTGGCAGAGGGATAATACAGTATTGCTCCTACCGGAGCTCCGGAGTTTGGATCGCTGGCTTCTACTACAATATTTTGTGTGCCATCAAATGCTACACCGTTAATTGTTCTAGGTGTTTGCAATCTAGTTGCTGTTCCAGCATTACCTGTAATATTGCCAGTAACATTTCCTGTTAGGTTAGCAGAGACTGTTCCCGCTGCAAAATTTCCGCTGGCATCTCTTGCAACAACTTTAGATGCAGTGTTTGTCGAGGTAGCATCTACAGATATCGTCACTGGTACTGAAGAATTAAAGAAATTCACACTACCACTGGTAGTGGTATTGGCCATATTAATAAAGCTGCCTTTGTTCAGCTGCTCTAAGATCAATGGTTCCCATATTGGACCGCCAGGTCTTGCTCTCAATACTGAATTATCTGCACCTAATCCTAAGAATCCTGTGACTCCCACAGATTGTTGAACTGCAATCGCACCCAGACCGCCACCGACAAGATTAGTGGCATTAGTGGACAATGTTGCTGTAGCAGCATTTCCAAATAAATTGTTAGCATAGATACCATTGAACTTATAGCCGGCGATACCGAGGTTGGTATTATTATCGCCTATCACTGCCGGAGCATTCGGGCCGCCAAGACTCAATGATGTTGCAGAATCTATAAAGTTAATATCGGGACCGCTGCCACCCATATCAAAATTCAATCGACCTGTTGTTGATCTAATTGTCGGGGTACTAGAGTCTACAAATACTCTCAGTTGTGTTCCGCTGCCTACAAATATTCCACTGTCGTTTACGGTTAAAGAACTCAGCGTTCCTACCTGTGTCAACGCACTCAGTGTCACAGAATTATTGATAGCATTACCAGTTAATGTTTCTGCGCTGGCAGCAACTGTGATGTTTCTAGTACCGTCAAAATTCACACCATTTATACTTCGTTCTGTGGCCAATCTTGTGGCTGTGGCAGCGTTACCTGTAAGTTGTGATCCCACAAATTGATTAGCCTGTACAGTATTAAATGTACTCACCCCACTGCTGGCAGTGACATTACCTGTAAGATCGCCTACAAAAGTTGCACTGATAGTACCGGCTGAAAATCCACCTTCTGAATTTCGTGCTACTACCTTGCCTAATAAATTTGCAGATGAAGCATCTACACTCCATGTACGCTCTACGCTGCCATCAAAATCAGAACCTGCAATATAGGTACCTTTTTTCAACGTATTAGTAGTATTGGCAGTGACAGTGATATTCGATGAAGCATTAAATGGCACGCCGTTGATTAATCTTGCGGTAGCCAACTGATCTGCTGTGGCAGCATTGCCTGTGATGCTGCCATTTATTTTAGCAGTCTCGGATAAATTTATACCTGCCTGTAGAACATTGCTGAATCCAGTTACTGAATTACTAGGATTAATAACAAATGCCGAGGCAGTACAAATAGCAAATGCTGTGCCGTTGGTTTCTAAAAAGATCACCGGGCGTGGATCGCCTGCGGTGTTATCCAACGATCCCGATCTAGCTCTTGTTGATCCAAATCCTTCTACAGCTTCGGGACCTATAAATCTCCATTCTGTGCCAGTATAGACAAACAGTTGGTTAACTGGAGTTTTCAGCCATAACGCACCTTTGTTATTGTTGGTAGGTGTTGTGGCACTGACTGAAGCTGCTCCGATAGGATTCCACTGTGTGCCATCGTAGGCGTAGGCAGTGGCATCCGTGGTGTTGAACCATATCTGCCCGACAATCGGTCTAGAAGGCGGAGCCGAGTTGGCAAAATTTTCTAAGAGAAACAGAAAATTTTCATTCTGTGTTTCGCCATAGCCTACATAGTTTCTACCTACTAAGCCGAGACTGGTGGTGGTATCTAATGTGCCGTCATCCAGCACTATTAGTTCTTCGCCACTAAACTTATTAATTACATAGGCCATTTAGCCGCTCCTAATTCATTATGGAGGAAGCACTGTGTCTGATTGCCATGCCCACACGCCTCCTACTATTTGAAACAATTTAATAATTCTTGTCACAGACACACTGCTTGCTGCAATAGTAGCTGTTGGAAAACTTATATTAGTAATAGCCAAACTGCTGGCGCCGCCAAGATTAGTCAAGAACGCTGCTGTTGACAGTGCTGGCGGTAAAGAATTAATCTCTAATGTCTGTGAATTGTTGCTGATCAAACTACACAGTATTCTTGCATATGTGCCTGTACGATATTCAGCCACAGGAGAAAGATTGTTTAGAATATTATCAATAATGTATGTGTTAGATTTTCCGTCAGATATATCAATTGAGAAAATCAATGGTCTTGATTCTATTCTATTATCAGTGTATTCTTTGGTTGCAGCATCTTGGGCAGAGGTTGGATTAGCCATGCCTGTGATTCTCGGCGATCCTATCAATACCACATTCCCTGTACCATCCGGTTCTAATTCAATATCGAAATTAGATGACACTGTGCTGATTCTGTGATTTTCCAGTCTTAGTTGTGTTACTGCTGGAGCGCCAGGACCGATGTTTACCACAGTCTGTGTACCAAACGAACTCACACCCGGAATACTTGTGATAGCGGATCCAAGACTGTTACCATCTATAACTTTGGTACCACCTATGTATAGTGCCTTGCCAGCCGCTAAATTCACTGTATCTGATACAGCTAACCAATTGCTGGATTCTGAGTAAGCAATAGTTTTGTCTGTGGTGCCTTTGATTGTGATACCTGCGCCGTCGGCTGTGCTATTACTAGGACTGGCCACGTTGGCAATCACCACATTTTTATCTTCTACGGTGAAAATGCTGGTGTTCAATGTAGTTGTGGTGCCTTCTACTGTAAGGTCACCAGTTATTACTAAATTTCCGCCAACATTAACTGTGCTTGAAGGAATAGTAGGATACAATCCTATGGTTCTTGCAGCAGCATTTATTACCACAGCGTTTTCTTGGGTTGCTGCTTTATTCACACTGAGTGTAATATTCTTATCTGAAGAAGAATTAGCTAACACCAAGTCGCCGCCGTTTACAAACAATAATCCCTGACCTGCTGAACCTACTATCAGGCCTGAATCTACAGTGATCTGTAGTTGACCGTTGATAGCATTAGAGCTGTCTGTTCGCACATAAGTAGTAGACACTGCTCCGCCGAGACTGTCGCTGTTGGTACAAGTAGCACGTATTTTAAAATTTGCTAATGTGCCTGCGTTGAATCCTGGTTCGATACTGCCTGTAAATCCTATGATAGCGACTTTTGGCGTAAAGCTGTCTTTGGCAAATATACCTAATAAAATACCGTTGTTGTACAAACTTGTAATAACTCTGGTTTGATTCAGTGTGTCAAGAATAGTGTCGACTCTAATACCACTAAGACTTTGAGAACTGCTGTATGATGGAGCCAACAATACTGCTGCTGTACCATCAAAGAAAAATAATTGTTGTCTTACATTGTCATACCACAAATCACCTGTGGCCAGTGTTGATGGTTGCGAGCCTGAAATAGTAGCGGAACTTACTGGAACAAAATCTAATCCATTATATACCTTTAACTTAGATTGACTTGAATCAAACCATATTTGTCCTCTGATAGGATTATCTGGCGGTGTCGAGTCTGCAAAGTTCTCTAATAATTGAATTAGATTTTCATTAAATATTTCTCCAAACCCACTGTAGTTTTTTCCGATCAAGGTAATTGCAGTCGATCGGTCATCAATTTGACCGTCTGCAACTGTAGCAACTATAGTTCCGTCTGTTTTGTTAATCTGATATGCCATGTTATTTTACCTATTAGAATGCCGGTGGGCCGGATCTGATTATATAATTCATTGCCAAAAACGGATTCATCAAGCCCACAGCAGTTCCAAGAGTAACTCCTGCTGGTTTTTTAACGTTGCCGCTGTCTTTGAGATACTGAGCCTGACCAGGTGCTGTTGGTCCAAGTCCGGAAGTAGCCAGCGGATCAAGTGTTGTTGTTAGTGCGACTGCAGAATAGTCTTGTGTAGGAGTTGACAACGAATGACTATGTTCAGGTAAATTGGCCAAGGTCAATGGAACTGAACTTAGTCCTGCTGACCCTCCAAGAATTGTAGCCTGCACGTCTGGCACACGGCCTGCAAAGCCGCCGCCTGCATCAACATACGGACCTGCACTTGATGGTACAGTGCCTGCATTGTCCATGTTGTCTCTGCCCAGAGCAAATCTACCTCGTAAATCCGGTAATCTATATGTACCTACTCCTGCCAGAGGAGCAGTGCCGTTAAAGGTAACACCAATGATGTCAAATAAATCTCCATACTTTGATCTTTCAACTTCACTGCCGTCACACAAAAGATATCCGTCGGGTGTGGTTCCGCCAGCATAAGGCAATATCGCACCAATTGGCACAGCCAAATCAGCCATGAATCGTTCTCTAGTCTGTTTCAAAAGTCCTGAACTGGCCAATGTACTTTCGCTGGGTCTGTAGGTCAATAAGAAATCGCCTTTCTTACCTCGATTAGGCGATGGTTCTGCCTTGGCTGCGATAATATTAGCAGTCAACGTAGCGTTGAAAACTTTGGTTGCAGAACCCAACTGTCCATCAAATAGTATTGCAGGTGATACAACATCACCTGCTAATTGGAAACTGGTAACTGTGCTTAATGATGTGGCAGTATTAGCATTACCGCTGATGTTACCTTCTAGCACGCCTTGTATAGTGTCTGCGGTGATTGTTTTAGCACGGATATTATTAAATCGTTTAAGAGGTGTGCCTAGATCATAAGTGTTGGTTGTTTTTGGTTGTATGGTATTAGTTTGCAAAAATCCAGTAACATCTATGCCGTCTCCGACTATTAAATTTTTAGTAATCGCCACCCCACCTAAAGTTTGTATGCTGCCGTTATTTAAATTGGTGCTGGCGGTGGTGTTTGTAGTTGTTAGTATTCCTGTGAGTTTGATATTACCCAATACATCTAATGCTTCTTGCGGGTTATCTTGATTGATGCCTACTCGGTTATCAATCACTCTAATTATAGTTGCAGGTATTCCATTTCTGTTAGTTTGCAAATCGATTGAACTACCAGCAGCAGAATTGTAAATGCTGCTCGATGATTCTGTAGACAATAACTTAAACGTTTCGTCAATACCGATAGAAATACCATTGTTGTTTTTTACTTTTATTTCAAAATCAGTGACATTAACAGTGTCCTTTCTGAGGAAGTTTCCCGCAGCTACTTCTACGCCACCAACTGATAATGCTTGAGCATTTTTAGCTGTACCATTGAGTATAGGTAAAAATCCTCCTACGAAATTTGCTATTTCTCCAGAAGTAGCAGGTGCACTGATGTTTATTCCCGATCTAATTGTGTCAAAACCCGTGATAATAGTCTTAGGAGTAAAACTGTCCTTACTGAAGATAATCACAGGGATATCAGCAATAAAAAATACTAATATGAATCTATCTACGTTGTCCGAGTCTGCAATTTTTTCTATGACTGGGCCGTAGCGCAATCCGCCTACCGAGCTTTCAACTGGTCCAACTAAAATCCATCGTGTACCTGTGAATATACGCAGTTGTTGATTAGTGGTATCTACCCATAGTTCTCCTACTTTGCTGTCCTCGACTGCAGGTTGACTGACACCTTTTTGTATACCAGATGCTGCTTTCCATGCAGTGTTATCCCAGATTTTTAAAGTCTGTTGTCCGCTGGTGCTGTCATACCATAACTGTCCTTCTATCGGATTTACGGGCTGATCAGTGGAAGCAAAATTTTCCAGCAGTGATAAAAAGTTTTCTGCAATTATCTGACCGTACCCAGTGACATTACGACCAGGAAATTTAAGACTGGTATCTGTACTCGAAGTATTGTCAAATACCGTAATTGGGCTTTTGTTTTCGTTGTCTGTAAAATTAACTATGTATGGCATGATTAGACCTCAGCAAAGCCAGTTAAACTCTGCACACGTATAGTATAATCTATCTGCAGTAATCTATTCAAACTTTTTTGCACAGGGTGAAATATCACATGTGTCAACAGCTTTCCGTCCGCTGTGTTTGGTCCTAGGCTTTTTAATCCCAGTTCATCAAACACAAACGAGCCGTTCATATCTACACTGTTATCAAAGGCTTCTTGATCCAACGGCTCGCCGTAGTCTAATAAACAGCTGATCAAAATATCACTGTAGGTAGCTCCGCTGATATGTCGTATCTGCATTTTATTTCGAATAGGATCTTGATTTTCAATAGCATTTTGATCCACTACTTTTTGATAGGTTTGATTGTATAATCCAGAATTCACGCCAACTGTGTTAGGTGTAAGGTATGTGATAAGTCCTGTAGGATCTACTGTTGTTCCGCCTGTGCCGAAAATCATTTGATATACTGTACCGTACCCTTGATTACTAAGACTGTTAACCATGGCCACGCTCATATTTTCATAGTGAATGGCATTGCGTTTGTCCACAAAAACTTCTTTGGTTTCGGGATCATGAATTTTAATATGCCCTTCGAAGTGAAATCCACCGGTTTCGTTAGGGCGGGATTGAGAAGTAGTTGCTTGCTGATCTTGATTATTTGGCATTTTGATCTCTTTTTGTTCCATCATGTATTTATTCAGGTATAGCTGTGGTCTTTTCCACAATGAATCTAGCTATAGCGGTGTCTGCATCTATTAGGCTAACACCGTCTGTAGCTGTGGTCTCGCCTCTGCTATGCCATGTTTTACCCTGTCTTCTTAGCACAGTCACTCGTGTACCTGCTGGCAATGCAGCTGTTAGTCTTATTTGAGCAGTAGCACCGTCTACACTAAATTCTGCTTCTTGTGTCTCGTCTGCTGCCGGACTGGCAGCACCGTTGGCTTCTATGTACACAGCCTGCGGATCTTTTTTCAATCTTCGACCACCGGCAAACACTTCTATTTGATCGCAAGGTCCGTAAGTAGACGGTACAGTATTTCTATACCATACACCACTTCTCGATGCTTTTTGAGGCACAAAATCCAACGGGCCTATTAGCAGTGTGCTACCGTCGCTGGTAAAGTCAGTTCTCTGCTGGGTTTCATTATATGGTATAACTTCGCTGTATCCTACATCAACCACCGCTGTACCCTGAGCGTGTATTTGTGCTATAGATGTTCCCTGAGCTCCTCTACGCAGTTGACCTAATGTATTACCCAATTTGGTCATGTACTCAATACGTTCTCCATCTATAAACACAACACCTGGTATATTTCTGCTGGCAATAGGTTGAGACAATTCAGCAGCATTCGTAACTAATATGCTGGTATCGAAGTAGTTTAGTGCCTGAGCTAATTTGCATTCAGCTTTTGAGAATCTGTTGTAATGAAACACATTCAACATGTCTTTATGTATTTCATATGCCGATGGCAATTTGAAAATATTATTACTGAAATTAACAATTTTAATTTTATCAGTTGGTAAAGAATTTGCTGTGAGGTAAACTACTGCTCTTGGCAAGCTCACGTAATAATCTTTGTCTTGACGTAGACGATGTCCGTTTTTGTATACCCATACATAACTCATCGCAATCGGTGGGCGTGATAGTTGATATTGAAGACGTCCGCCACTGTTTTCATCTTGAATAATATTCATAGACGGATATTCACCAAACCAAGTTACTATTATTGGCACATTGTCTGTTTCGTTGACACTGGTCATTGGATAGCTTGCAGAAATTGCAATAGTATTTCCGTCAATAGAATATTCTGCTCTCAAATCATTAACAATCTTGATGTGATCTCCTATTGACAATTTCAAAGGATTCAACGTTAATATTTTATTAGGGCCGTCTAGAGTATAATCTACAATAAATGTTCTAAGTTGGTCATTTACCAGAACTTTTAGGTTAGCAGGCAATATACTACCGCCAGGTTCAACTGGATCGGTACCAAGTTGAAAGACATTATTAGAACCGTCATAAACAGCATATAAAGTGTCGGGCCCTTTTAATAAGTACCCATCAACTTCTACCAATGCAGCAGTCAGTGTCGATCCTCGACTCAATTCACTAAATCCATCGATGTCAAAACTTCTAGTGCTACCTTCATAATAGAAAGTCTGCGTATTAACTTGCACTAACGATAATCCTGAACTATCTACATCGGCACTGGCTTCTAAACATACTATTTTTACTACATCTCCTGCTTGTGGAATTATTCCAAAATCTACCAAAGTTTTTCCTACAGCATCAATTACATTTGTACTGTTACGGTATCCTACATCTACTTGAGTTCCGTTCACACTTACAAATATATTGCTGGTATTGTCATAGTTGGCATTGGTTAAAAATAAACCAGTAACTCCATCTGCAATATAGCTTTGATAATCTAAAATACCAACGCCGCCGATTCCTACACTGAGTATTTCCACTAACTTATCCACTAATGGTGCTGTGATAAAATTCACAGTATTGGTTTGTAGATCAATCGTATAATCAGTGTCTAAGATTCTTGATGTGTTGTCGACGTATACAAAAACTGATTTGTTTTCTAATACAGTTTGTCCTATAGAAAACTGTGTGGTTGTTCCGTTAGCAATTTTCACATTAGAATGCAGTGATGCTGCCCCCGATACTGTGTTGTTATATACTTTAATTGACACACTTTCGATAACCTGGCCTGGAACATTTTCTTCAGGTGCTGGCACCACTGTAGGATCTATAAACTTGCCACCAGTAATAGCAATTTCTTCTGCAGTGAATCCAGTAGCGGTAACATAGGCTCCACTTATACTTGACAACGATCCGCCGGTGAGTCTAGTATCTAAAATATTATTATCATTGATAGAAACACTGCCATCGCTTTCTATAGGTCGGAAAATTAATGTATCTTCATTATTCACTAATAGATACTGACCAATTTGAATTCCATCAGTGATGCCATTGCCTACAAATGTTGGCATTTCTGCAGAAGGATTCACTCCTGTACTTGAATCTAAAATGCTACTGCCGTCTACCCCATACTGAATATAATTTTCATCATCTACCCGTACAGTGATGTTGGTGTCTTTGCGTTTGATATAAATGTTAATTTTCTGTCCGGCAGCTGGCACATACGGTAATCTCACTGTGAATATTTCCCAGAATAATTGCCATTCTTGTGAAATAATCGGAATAATAACATTGCCTGCGGTGTCAACACTGTTTTTTAGTGCTTTGTATAATACGCCGTTAACTTCCACAATTTCATCTTTCAGATATATCGCTGTAGAGTCAACAAAAGATCGTATGCCGTCAACTATAAAATAATAATCTGCACTGGTCTCAACTGAGTCCCAGTTGTCAGTAAACCAAGGTAGAGCATCCCATCCGCCAGTGACGTCAAATGTAGTACCCTGTATCTGTACTCCGCCAAAATCAATGCCAGTCATTAACTGATTGAGTTCTTTTCCAATCATACCTTCTTTAGGTGCGTATGATTGATTGATCCTGTTCACTGCATCAAACAGCGTGATGTTTTTACCATAGCTTACTGTGATTGTGTCATTTTTTGTAGGAGCCAAGTTGAATATCAACTTGCCACGCAATAAAGAATAACCATCAGTAGGTTGATAATACAAACTAATAGTGTATTCACTGGCCAACACCACTTGTGTTTTGTTGGTCGCAGCTGATGTACGTGATATAGTAATTTTACTCTTGTCGTTGGTCGGAGCATAATTTAACAAGAACACCGCAGAGCTTCCTGTGGCTGTAAATGACTGTGTTTGTGAAAATGTATTGTAAATTCCAGTTTTGGAAATTCTATCAAATTTTACCGAGACATCAAATGTTCTAACCTGTGCATCACCTATTATTGCCACAGCTTTAGCCTGCACAGCATTAGTAGGATTCCCTCCCACCAGTGTAACCGTCGGTGCTGCGGTATACCCAGAACCAGTAGTCAATACTTGTATACTGGAGACTTTACCATTAGAAATAAATGCTTTGGCTGTAGCGCCGGATCCGGTACCGTCAATTAGCACTTTAGGAGGAGTACTATATCCCGAACCCTGTTGATATACTTCTATAGCAGTCACTGAATATGAATTATTATCTGCCCACCATTTCCAAGGATACTGAGATATTTCTGCAGACGAAGAGTTTACAGGATTTGCACGACCGTCAAATACCGAATACACCGGCGGTAAATCAAAATCTGTTGCGGCAGACGAATATGTTTCTGGAGTATCGTAACGACTGATATATTCTCTAACTGTGGTTCTAAAAGGTTTAACTTCATTAATGTATTCTTGATAACTTTGTAAATTATCATTTTTGTAATTAACTTTCTGTTCAAACGCCCCAATATTATGTGTGGCATTTAAGAAACTGGTTTTGAATATCCAGTCAACATATTGCTGTTCGCTCAGTAGGTGTCGTATAGAAGCAAAAAATAATTTATTCCATTCTACAGCATAGTCACCAATAAAAATATCTTGCTTGATTGCTGTGAAGATATTTCTCAACTCTTGATCATTCTCAATATCATACGTAGTAGTATCAAAGGCCTGTGTGTTATCAAACCCTACTCCAATAGTACCGGTGTCGTATAAGGAAGAACTAAGTTGTATTGTACCGTTTTGTCTACTAATTAACGAATATCTATCTAAGAATAGATCAGCAGTGTCTGATACTTTTTCAAACACTGCCCAGCCGCCGGCAGCATACTCTTTGACTTTTATGATTTCACCAATTAAAACTTGACTGTCAACAATTTCGTAAATGCTGACAAATTCTTTGATAATTTTAAGATCGGTGTCATATCCGTCTTTATTCCAATCTGTTTTATTCCAATATTTCGTAGTGTCGAACGCCTGTGATTTACTGCGGAAATAAACTTTTCGTGTGTCGTCCCAAGAATACACACTCCAGAAATCGTTCAACGTTGCATCGGCATTTACTAATACAGAAAAATATCTAACCTGAATGTTTATACTGCTGTATTTTTTACCGCGATTAGTTACCACTGCTTGAATAACTCGGCCTTGTCCATCTATATGGCACACTGCTGTAGCATTCACACCGTCGCCTGATATAGTTACTGGAGGACCGAGATAGACACCTGGTAGCTCTTGACTGAACAGTTCTCTAGGCTTGTATCCGTATCCAGGATCCACAATATCTATAGTGTCTAATTCTCCGTTGATCAAATTAGCTCTTAGAATTGCACGTTTGATGTTTGTTGTACCCACTGCTTGCAAATCAATGTCATTGTCTACTGCCACATCATAAAGATTTAACTTGCTGCTAGGCACAGCATCTACACTATTAAGATTAGTAAAATCTATAGTTTCTGCAAATGTTTCTTTTCGTAAAATATTGTTAATATATTCTATAACAATTTTCAGTGCTAATATTCTGTCAACAAACATAGTCTGGCGAGGACGGTACTGTATACCATATTTTTGTTTTGCCGGCAATGCTGCATCTGGAATACGATTACCTGCAATGTCTGTTCCGAGAAGACTGTCAATCCATTTGTTTTCTAATGGTGCAGAAGGTAAACTGTCTGCTATTCCTTCTGTTAACAATTGGTATTCGTTGTGTACAGGAATTTGTGATTCTAAATTTTTTCTAATCTGCAGATTTATCAGTGCAGTGTCAGACTGCATTATTGATTTAAAATTATAAGTTAAGAATTTATCTGCCTGCAAAAATGCCACAAACGCAAGACCAGTTCCGGCAGGGTTAGCAATTAGGTCGGCTACTTCGGCCGCTGATCTTGTGCGATCAGGCATATTTGCCGGGGTCACCGCTTTGCTACGCACCCAATAGTAATACAGTGTTTCTGAAACTTGCCCGGTAGTAGGGCTGAAGAAAAATTTCACACTGTAAACATCGTTGTTAGGATACAAGGGCTGGCCGCTGATCCCCTGCGCTAATCCTGCATTAGTGTCTGCCAGCGCAGCCCATTCATTAGGCAACAATACTGTTTCTACCCACTCATACACATCGACGCTGGCGCCTAATACTGTTTGATTCCAATTTCCCGTTCTGTAAGCAGAGTCTTTTTGTTCTGCGTATTGAAACTTAGCTGTACCGATGTTCCACCATAGTTTTCCTACATTTTTTTCCAACCAGTTTATAGTAGTATCTACCACAACTTCTGCTGTGCCTATGGTATAGACTGCTGGATCGTATGGAGTTTTATATTTTATTTCTTGTTCGGCTATGTTTAATATTTTTCCTCTAGCGGCATCGATGTAATCTACATCTTGTATTTTTACATTCTTAGCATTGTCATAGAGTTCGATTTTCTTTATTTTTCTAAGATCAACTAATGGTTGTTGACTTGCCAGCACTGTCCAGCTTGCTCCACTGGTACTTGCTGTGAACAATCTCACTATCCCCTGATAGGTATTTGTTATATTGTTTTTATGGTAAGGAGATCCTACCAATAATTTTGTACCTACGCAGTCGATACTGTGACCGAATGATTCGTCTACTTGAAGATCGCTGTCAAGTTTTTCTGTTAAGAAATAGGTCTGATCTTTTTTATCAAATACGTACACACCGCCTGTGAATCCTTGTTCTACATAGAACCGTGTTCTGCTGTTGTCAAATGTTGTGCCTTCTAATAGATCAAAATTTACAGGGAATGGAGTTCTGGCATTTCTTGCCCCTATGGCTATCTTCGAACCGTCTGGGCTTACTGATACAGCAAATCCAAAATATTCGTTGGTGTAGATTTCATAACTCTGTAAACGCTGTTTAACACGGAATTCAGTCACTGGCTGATCTAATTCTAAAACATATACCGCACCTTGATCCTGATAGTTTACATCTGCCCTAGGACTGGCGACTGCCAGCATTGTGCCATTTGCATCTATGTCCATGCTGAATCCAAATTGATCACCTGTACTGATTACTAATCCGGAATCGATGTCAGTGAACGATGCCAGTGTTGCTGCGTTGATCATTTGAGTAAATTCATAAGAATCATACGCAGTCTTCTTATAAACAAATATCTTACCGCTGGAAGTTGTGGTACTGTCGCCCACTTGTTGCCAATTTGCACTGTCAGACGGATCTTCGTTATAGCTGCGATAAGTGCTGTCTGGTCCTAAAAGTCCGTCGCCTAATTGATAATATTGATATGCATCTCCCGGAGACCCTCGATGGCGTACTACTTCACCTTCGACGTATTCTACATCGCCGCGCCACACTCCTCGATAATTTGCAAAATACTGACCATCACTGTCAGGCGCACCAATAACTAATATGCTACCGTCTTTGTTCATGGCCATCGAGAATCCGAACAGATCGCCTTGCTTAACTAATTCTGCTTTTTGTGCATTAGTTAAAAGACCTGTAGTTGTAAACTCCATTGTAGAACCGTCGTCTTCCACAGAAATATTAGTCGGCAAAGAGCAGTGCGTAGATATATTATTGACCTTTAACCAGTTCTGTGACTCTAGGGTTATTGTGCTGCCGTCCGAGGTCGACCCGTCAAGGCTCTGCCATAGATTGCCGCGCACTGTTTCTAAAATAGGATCTTGTGCCGCTTGCCATACTATATCGCCTTGTTTGTACGAATCAAATAAGTTGTATATTCCTTTGTACAAAGGATTTTCCATGTGTATCCACTCTGTACCTGTATATTTGATAAGGTACACTCGACCTGTGTTATTATACGATCCTATAGCAGATACTGCTAGATAATATTCGTTACCGTTAACGCCTATTGTAATTTCTGATCCAAACTTTTCGTTGTCTGTGGGTCTTGGCGAAACAAATGCAGTGACACTGACATATCTTCCACTGATAAATTCATAAACCGCTACCATACCTTGCTGATAATATCCAGTGTTACGTCCTGATGTTTCAGCAGGTATAACTGTGGTGTGTGCAATCCAGTCGTCAGAGTTAATAGCTATCTGAGTGCTGCCATCTCCTAACCCTGCAAAATTTCCGTTGGCATTCAACGCTCTGTAAAGTCTGCCGCCATACAGTACAATATCACCTTGTTCATAGGCTAATTCAGTCTGCCATTCGCCCATGTATCTATTAATAACACCACTGGCGATCGGTGCTCCCACTACAAGGAATTTACCGTCTGGGCTGACAGCCATCTTTTCGCCGAACGAGCCTATTGCGATGTCAAAGAATCCGATAGGAGGTGCAATGATCTGTTTTAAGATTAACCCTGTAGGAGTTTCTACATAAACATTCACAAATCCCGAGCCCGGTATACTGCTGATTATGTGTTTATTAATATTGTCATAAATGACTTTAGACCCTGCAAGCAGCGGAGACGAGGTACCAAAATCTTCTATGGTTTTTGCAGTGTACAATTTATTTTTCTGCACTACTTCCCACAAATCATCGCCATTGTTATCTACGAATACCGTTGACTTATTTTTCAATAATGCTGCTGGATGCTGATCAACCGCTGCGTAATCTGCAAATCTTGCTAGGGTTAACAACTGAATATTAACCGTGGTGCTGGAATCTAACTCAGGATCATCAACGTCTGCGCTGACCACAACTGTTATTGTAGTGTTGGTTACTGCACTGACTTTAAAAAATCCGCTAAGGTTAACAATCTCACGGAATCCGATATACTCATCGACTGTCACTGAATGTGGTCTGTTCAATGTCAAGGTGACCGTAGTGTCATCTATACGTACTGCTTCACTAACAAATAGCAGTGGCGACTCATTGACTCGCAGTACTTGCCAGCTGTCCTGATTGAAAGTTACCCAAATATGATCGTTTTCATCGACTGTGGTTATATCAAGAGATGTTAACTGATCCAATGAACCGACCACATGTTGATATTGTCCTGAGCTAACATAACCGGCAGTGAATTCTGGTTCCAGATCCAACGTGGTTGGTAAAATATCTACAGTGTACGGGATCGGTGAAATTGTAAAATCATTAGCAGTAAATCTATAATACTGATCTAAGACGTTGGCTGTGTCATTGGCTGTTACCAGATGGAGTTGTGGGTTTAGTTTAAATTTATTCTTTTCAAGTTGTATTTCAATTTCCGAGAATTGATCAGTGCCGCCAAGTTGACCAAGACGAAATGCCCATTCTTCATTAAGTACGACACTGTCGGACCCCGATCTACTTAGTTTATTAAAAATTTTAGTTACACTGTTTGCGGTACCTTTTTCTCTAATAAATCCCTGATATAGCTGAAACTGGCTTACCGGATCTTCCGCAAGATTTTGTAGATAGTCTCGTTGTTGATAACCTATGGCATGTCTAGCCAATTCTCGTTGACTTTGATCTAGTCCCTGAGACGAAGTTTCAAAATAGTCACTGAATTGTTTTATCTTATAATCAAAATTTGACACCAGCTGTTTGACTGGTTTTGAATCTAGTTTTGACCAGTTGGCATCGTTAAATATTTCTGCACCTAATTGATTTACAAGGCTGGTCCAGTTGTAAGATTTGTAAGAAACAATATCTCCCAGTTTGTAATCTCGGAACGGTTGCCAAATCTGTATATCAACATTATCGAATAAAAATCCTGGGCTGGTATAGTCCCCGTCCCAATCCACTGTGCGGAAGGCCTGCATTTTAATACGGCCTTGACGATATCCAGTAGGCTTGTCATAGATTATGTCATTGAACACTGTGCGATCATCAAATACAGTAACGTGTTCTTTTATTACATAATGCAGTCTTGCATAATAAATGCCGTCAGTGGTATTTGTGGTTTCTATATCTAGGGATTGAAAACTTCTATTAATGTTAAGGAATCTTGGAGCCAGCGGAGTTCCGTCTCCCTTGAGAATCTGATAGTCATAAAAACCGTCAAGCAGATTGTCTGGTGTTCCTACAGGTATAGAAATTTTTAATTTTTGTGCAGATGGGCTTAGGGCAATAATAGCACCTAGGTCCCAATTGTGCTTAGACCAAAACATGAATTCTTTAGCAGCACTGAGCCAATCCTGGCTGGTAGCATTTTGAGGATCGTAACTATCAAATACAATACCCTGTGTTTTAAGATAGCTTTCATATCCTAACAATAGATCTACCACTTCCTGTATACTGGTCAGGAGTGTTCCATAACTGATTTGTTTTACAGTAATGGTGTTGAATATTCGTCTACGTTGCGCTTCGATTGCACCTATCTTAGGCACATTTCCTAATTTTTGCCATAGACTACGATCAAAGTCTCCGCTGCTGCGGTGAGTTTTTAATGCTCGATAAAAATTACTCTGATATCTTATCAAAGTACCGTTGTTATAATTCTTATCTTCTATCCAATCGGTAAATGCTTCACTGACTCCACCCACGGAGATTACGGGATCTTTACTGCTGGCCTGAGCCGGATGATAGTTAAAGTAAGGATGAATATCGTCATACCCTGCTACAATCCAGCCGCCTGATGTTTTTTCTAATCTCACACCACTGTAACTAACTGTAGATACTGGACTACTAATGTTAAACACAATATCGTAATTTTCTGGAGGGATAAAGATACTGGAAGTAGTTGCCGAAGGATTTTTCGAATCTAACAAATATTTTTGCTGTTGTTGATCCACAAACCCGCTCATTCTAAAACTCAAGGCCACATCTAATTTTTCTATTTTAACCTGCAGGCTATCCTTAGATAATCCTTGAGATGTAGTATAACTGGTTAGATATTTTACCAATCCAACTGCTGTAGAATCTGTCACGAAGGGTGCAATGTCTGCAATAGTCACAAACAACCCTGTGGTAGAATTTATGTACTGGTCTAATTTGTTTTTTATGATTCTTGATCTATCAAAATTGTCAGGGATATATTCGAATGGTTTCATCAAACACATAGCGGTAACAATTGCATATGGCCATTCAGAACTAGATCTCCATGCGTACTCTGCTGGACTTACATCCCCTAATACAAACGGGCCGCGATTGTTGATTAATGAAAAATCCTGTGCAAGATTAGAATCCAGCGGACTCAGTAACTTTCCGTCACCGTCTACAGGGATGTGTGAAACAAGGCCGGGCCGCTTGTATCTGTCATATCTACCAGCTCGAACGCCTTGTCGAATTATTCCAGCTTCAAGGTCTTCCCATAAAACTAAATTGTTACTGGTATACGGTGCTGACCCGTATTCTGCCTGCCACCAAGAAGGTCGCTGACTAAACCCTAACATCTCCCAAGGGCAGCGATGCGGTCTATCAGTGTCATAGAAATGCTGATACACTCCTCTCCACCAGCCAGGGATATTTTTAGTTTTAGTGGGGTCTGACATGTTGGAATACGTATAGGTAAATGAGTTTTCGCTGTCGAAATACTCATTTGTTGTATAATTGATATTGGTATTCTGAATCCATTTTAAAAAATCTTGTACCACAATCATATCTAACTGATTCTTAGAATATTCGCCTACTCCGTAATAACCAGCTAATATTTGATCTATATCAAATACTGCAGAATTATATTCTTGTTTGATATTATTGTAGATACGTAATTCTAGTTCCAACAATAGATCATCTCTAAAATCACCAAAAGATGCAGTGATACTGCCGTCGTGTCCTTGTATAACATACCTCGGTTCTTGGTATGTGTCATCAAGAAATTTCATAGGGGTATATTTTTTATACAGCCCCATAGACGTAGGTGTAGGTGGAATAAAATTAGTAGAAGTGCTGAGATATTCTCTAATTTCAATTGCATCGCCTTCTGCTAACGGCGCTGTAATTGTTATGAAACTGAATGCAGAGTTAAACACGTAATCTTGAGTGTTTATAAGTTGTAACCCGTTTTTGTAAACATACACAGCTCGGCTGCTGAGAGTTGTCAAATCAAATCTTTCTGACAATGTAAATGTAGTAATACCAGTATCTTCTACTACTGTTGTCAAGGCAGTGTAGGCTCCTGCACCGATCATGTCTGAATCTGCAAAAGCGTCTTGCGGTGTTTTTACTGAGGTTAAGCTGTTGATTATGTCATCAACAAAATCAATTGTTTGATCATTATAATCAATTTCTGTAGCTCTTTGCAGGAAATTGTTTTTGAAATCTGTATATTCTTTTTTTGCATGCTGGATTGCTTTGACGATATTGTGAGTTTTATCACACAATGACATCACAGCCAGCGGTGTATTACCGCTGTGTTTTAAAAATCGTTTGGCAAACAGTCTATAATCTTCAAGATCTCGTAGGTTACTTACTCCGGGTAATTTTCCTGTAAATTCTTTGTCCCATTCTATTGCGCTGGCTATGTGATCAACCGCCTCACCTAAAGTAAACGATTTTATAGGTGCGTTAAACGGATTTTTTTCTAAGCCAACAGGTATTTCATAGTAACCTTGATCTGGGTCAACATCTGTGATGAGTTTGATTACTACAACATCGTTAACTGCAAATGTTGTACCAAATACAAACGTTCCTAATTTTCTTGTCCACGAACCTGTATATTTTGTGCCATTCAAGTAGAAATTTATTTCAGGATCGGTGGTCAGGCTTTCCCATTGTATCGTAGTAAATGTTAGAGTATCAGTAGCTGTGCTTACCAGTTGGTTATCTATTATAGGTTGTAGATATTTAGAATTCAATTGCTGCCAGCCATTGGCATAGTTAGATCCTAATTTATAAAACCCGGTGGATATCTTTTTGTCTACTGGTAGATTATTAATAGTGTAACGAAATGTGTCAACATCCCAATCATAATCAAACTCAATATCGCCTATGTTATCTATGTTGAGATAACTGATCTGAATTCCTAATTCTGTATCAATTCTTGCATTTCCTGGCTTATAACTTAATATGCTCGAACCTATAAATTCCGAGTCTGGATAAGTTGTATGATCGCCAAAACTAATTTCGTTTCCGTCAAAGACATCAAACCGTGGTGCTTGGTTCACCTCAGTTTTAGGTTGGCTAGATACCCAATCAGTTCCGTTAAAATGGAACATCAGTCCTTTGTTTACGTTGCCTCGTCTTACTGTGACACACTGGCCAAGAATTGATTCTGTGTCATCACTTTCTCTAAGATGTATTTGTTTAGAATTATTATGGGTGATAAACTCTACTGTGTATATTTTATTATTGACTAGATTATCTTGGTCGGCTACAACTAATATCCTTGCACCGTCGAATAGAAATTCACCGTCTATGTTATATCCTCTAGATCCCTCAACGATAGAAAAAATATCAGTGGTCGCTGTATCTATGTAATCCACACTTTGTTTAGCAATTACTCCATGATTAAACAGTTGCAGGCCGGCACGAAATTCTATGATCGGTCGTTTAGCTCTTGCTGTTTCGTTAGCTGGAAAATCTTGACCTCTTAACTGATATGCCTTTTCTAAAATAGATCTGTGGAACCAACGATTGTATCTGCTCCACGGATTATTATCTGCACTATCTCTTGCGATGGTTATATAATCTTTTGACGCGGCATATTCTGTGGCATCATCAAACGGCTGTGTATCAAATCCGTCATTGTCAAATAATACTTCAGGGACTGCTGAACTAAGTATCGGTGCTGCTAGATCGCTGAATCTAGTCAATGTAATAGCTGTGCCTACTCCTTCTACTAACCATGTATCAGTCGCATACGCTTCAGGAGTAACATTGCCTGTAAATTCTACAATCATTCCGTTACTGAATTCAACTCCGTTACCGCTGGTGTATGTAGTTTTTCCAATGATATCAATGCCTACATTGACAAAAGTGTTTTCTTCTATGTCTGCAATAATAAATCTGCCGAACGCATCTGGTGTAATTTTACCTTGGTAATACAAAGTGTCTGGTGCATCGTACGGTACATCAAAAGTCAATATGCCGTTTTCAATTCCGTTATTGATTACTCCTTTGTTGTAATCTAACGAATTACCTGCACTGGCTGGTTCGATGTATTGCCAATCTTCACTGTCTATAGTGATTGAACTTGCATCTAGACTGGTAACATCTCGTATAGCCCGCCATAATTTTGAATCATATACTACCACACTGCCTTGTGGGTAACTTCTAGTGGGCTGAAATAATAAACTGCCTGTATCAAAATTAGTGCGAAGCACTAACCCTTCTCCCGGAGCATTTACACGAAATTTGTAAGTTTGTCCTCGATATAGGGTCAGCGTGGGATTATTAGTATATGCATCAGGAGTGAATACAAACGAATTTTTAGTAGTTCCTAACACAACTTTATATGTGCTGTTGACTGTTGCACTTTGACCCGCGATGCTAATACTGCGTGGGCCTAGCGGTTCCCAGTAGTATTCTCTATAGTTAATAAACTTGTCCCAGTCTATTGGGGGGTCCCAAGTGTAGTGGGTTTGTCCAGTAACTTTGTCATCACGTTCGATAGTGTTACCGAAAAATTTCAATTGATTTTTAACATCAACATAGTCATAGAAATTTTCTATCTTATCATGATTTTTAAATATTACACCGGGCTCCAGTTGATAACTGCTGCGCAATGTAGCGTCAGTGTCAACATAAACATCTTTGCCGTTGAAAGTTTTATCGTATCTGCGACCGATATATCCGACAACTTTGTCTAATACTCCGGGCTGAATTAACGGATCAACTACTGCAGATAAAAATTTATCATTAGCGGGAGTTTGAAAGATTACCGGAAGCAGTTCTACTGATCTACGGATAGGTAATTGACTGTTAGGAAAAAATTTATTGGCCATATTAGTAAGTGGTTGATACCATAGAATTGATGCTTGCGCCTACTTCAGATGCTGTGATAGCAGTAACTATTTCTATATCATCTACTGTAGCTGCGCTGATTAATATTTCATCGGATCGGCTTTGTATTTCAAAAAGACTGCCAAATGATTGAGCAGGTTGTCTTGGCACAATAACTATGTTGGCAAGATCCGGTGCTACAGTGTTTAAGATATATGTGGTCAATTCGCCCATATAGAACCTATCACCGAAGTCCCAATTGTTAATATCAAAGAAATTGTTAATAGCAGTAATTACTCGAACTTTGAGATCGTTGTCGTTGATCGACCGACTTTGATTTTTTACAACTTTAAATACTGCCTGTAACTGCGGCTCTGCTTTAGCGCCAAATAAAATTTTGTATTTTACAGGATGATATATGATATCATCACTGATACTTTTAATTGATGCTAACGCTGTGCCAAAGGTAGTCCTTAGTGCTTCGCTGGTGGGTGCTACAGGTTCTATATCTGTTCCACCTGTGAGATATGTTCTATAACTTTCGTCGTAACTTCTAATCAACAAATAGATGTCAATGATATTACTGGTCGACGGATCTATTCTTCTGTCTACGCTGGCGTTGTGAATATATTGGAATTTTAAATTTCTTCGACCAATCGTAGCTGTGTACTCGTTAGAGATAATCAATGTGTTAGTAGTGCGGTCGACTCGTTTTACTATATCTTCGGCAGAGTCATAAAAATATATCAACTGCTGATCGGGGTAGGTCACAGTGTCATTAAAATCAATTCCTGCTTCTTTTGGTCTAATTAGAATTAGATCTGTTGAGTTGTCTATCAAAGTACGAATTTTTGTTCCGTATATGTCGTTTGATGATAGGAAGAATAAAAAATTTAAATCCTGATTTAGACCAACAATGTTTTCAAATGCTTCTGGATTATCTATAACCCCGTCGTCGTCCGAATCTCTAAAACTTAATTTAATTTCAGTAGTGCTTTCGTAACCATCATCAAATTTTATTGTATCGCTGACTTCAAACGGCACATCTTGTTTTAATTGAGTGATGAAATCTTTTGAAGTGTTGATTCCTAACACTTTAATTTGATCCTTAACCACTGCACCTACTTGATCGTTGTAGCGTTTTTCGTTGCTATCGAAATAGAATCGATTTTGGTTCACACTTCCAAAAATATAAGACTGTTTTCTAATTCTAACTGTGTAACTGTCGGGCTGTTTTACAAACGCCACTATCCACGAACTATCAATATTAGTGTTAGTAGTGTCTCCGGCTTTGCCTAATGTAAAATCATTTGTGAGATTTAAATTGCTAGACGTTATCAATTTCCATTGAGATTCTGTAATTTCATATCGAAGTGCAAAAGTTTGATTATCGAATACTTGGTTGACAATTTCAGTCTCTAGGGCTACGGGCAAATCGCTGACAAATCTCGGTACTATACGCTGAGCAATAGCGCCAGTCGGAACAGGTTCGTTGAGAGTTATTGGACCTAGACCTTTAACATAACTACCGTCGCCTGTAACTTTGACGATCTTTGTCCAGATATATTCTGTTTGTTCAGCATCGGCAGCATTGGCTATTACTAATTTGCCTTTTTTAAATCTGTAACCTGTTGGTGGAACAAACTTCACGGCCGCATTAACTAACGCATATTTCAAGTTACTTGTAGAATAACTGCCCACTCTAAGTTGAGAATTATCTATGATATTTTTAAAATAGCCTGTACTGGTGGCTGTGGTAACTGATTGCCATGTTGTGTTAACATCTGTAAACAGTATCTTATCAAAGTTTGTAAAATAAAAATTATAAACTTCAGCTTCGGTGAATACTGGCTCTATTCTGCGCCTTATGAAATTAATAATGTCTATTCTGCTGGTAAATTTAAATGACAGTATAGATTCATCTTGTTGTTTATAAATGTATCCGTCATCTCCGAACACATTTATACTGCTGTATTTTCCAGTAGCATCAAGAATATCGAAATTTCTGCTGATGCCGCTGGATGTTCTGTTCACTGCTTTAATTTTTACAATGTTCTGTGATCCCAGTAATGGTGCAAGATTATAATCTTCCGCTGTGATCATTCTATTCTGAGTGTAATAAACCGCAGGAGCATTGGCACGAATATTATCAATGTCTTCTGATGCAGCTGAATTTGCCACAGTGCTCTGTAAAGCTAAACCTATAGTCAGCGTGTGCTCAACATTATTTTTGTTTCTGTACAACACAGAAATATTAATACCTCTTAATTCATTAGGGTATATTGTGTATGACAACCCATTGCTGGTTCTATAAAATACTCTGAAAGCCCCTTGAGGTAGATTGCCATAGACGCCATCTGCAAACACAAGATCGATATTATCATTTTCTTTAGTATTAATAGCATAGATATTACGTATGTCTTGAGTGACACTGTTGTAGGCAATATTGTTACCTACCAGTGATGACACTTTGGTCCATTCTTCTATTTGGGCACCTAATGAATTTAAAGAAAATAACCATACATCGTCATTGTTGATGTTGCCTGCATCGACAGCAATTTTTTCATTAGTGGTTGGCACATCAATTGTGAAGTCTGCTAATTCTAATGTACCTTGTTTAAACTGCACAAAGAATCCTGTGTTAACACTGCCTGGACCGGATCCATCGTTTCTATAGATAAATCCCATTTGATTGCCGGGCACAGGTGGCTCTTCGTAGATGTTTTCGCTGTTTTTAAAAGCGGTGCTAACTATCTCAAAGCTCACGCCTCTGCTGGCCACAGTCTTGGTAAAGGAGAACAACGGAACATCAGTGGTCACTGTACGAAATCTATACTGTTCTGTAGGGATGCCCTGAATAGTAGCAGAGCCTTGGCTACGACCAAATTCTGTGTTGTCTGCCATGGCAGAATTTAATACAGTGAGAAACTGTTCTAACCAGTTGGCATTGGTAGGGTCGTTCCAAGTTATTAACTGTTGTGCAAGATTTTTTCCGTTGCTGTCTATAATAGTATCAGTGGTCGATACTGTTGTAAACTTCAATAAACCGCTGGCTGCAACTGTACGTTTAGCATTGTAACTAAGCATGCGAGCGATACGTAATACGCTTTCTTTAGTCTCGGCTAATTCAATAAAATTTTCGCGGCTGGCAAGATCTATACGGAATGCCAGACTTTGACCTAGAAATGCCACAGCATCTATCAGTGCCATATACTCTGACGATTCTATATAGTCATTAAAGTCTTCTGGATAGTTTTCACGAAGATATGTGATAATAACTCTTCGCAGGTTTTCAAAGTCGTAGCTGCGGAAATCAGCGTTTCTAAACGTCTGATAGATCCGAGTCCAATCTTGATTTAGTATGAGATTGTTTTGTCTGCTGGTTGTGGTCATACCAATATTTACCCTTAAAAATAAACTGCTTAGTTAATTACACTATTGTTTTTGTCAAAGTTCATGGTCATACGTTCTGTAATATTAAACGGAATATACACTAAGTCTGCCTGTATACGCATGCCCTGGTCTGTGCTGTCTATGTTAATTTCAGTGACTGCAAATCTAGGATCGTAGTTTATGATAGCTTCTACATCCTTGGCTATAATTTCTTTTACATCGGGTGTAAATGGCTCAAACAACATGTCCCAGATCACTGTGCCAAATTCTGGGTTTTCCAACTTTTCACCTTTGCGGATATAAAAATGATTGATCAAATCCTGCTTGACAAGGTTAATGTCGTAGAGTTTAAAATTCTTATTAGCTTCTTTAGAGCTAAATCCTTTGTAGGTGAATTGCCCTTGATTCTGAGTCACTGTAGCAGAACGCTGTGCTGCTGTTTGTTGATTGTATAGTCTTGTGGCCATAATTAAGTATTCCTATCCGTTTTATCCGGTGTCAATAAGTCCGGTGCTCTATGCTCATGCAATGCCCAAGGTTCATGCATAGGTATGCGCTTCATGAAGCTTTTCACAATGCCGGCTTGGTACCGCTTGTCCCAACCGGCTGCTGTGCTGGTAGCTGGATTGTCTCTGAGATCATACGGCTTCACAAAATCAGCGGCCGCAGCAGTTTCTGCATTATTCGGACCATTGAAATTGATCTTAGTACCGTTGAGTTTAACTTCAGCACCACTGCCAAGATTTATGTCTGAAGTAGAGCTGATCTTAGTTTCTGCTCCGGACGCAATGTCTAAATCGTTGTTAGTAGATATCTTGGTCTTGGCTCCTACTAATATGTCAAGATTAGCACCCACTGTGAGTTTGGCATCTGCATTAACTAGAAACTCCATGTCAGTGGCTATTTCCACATGCCACTTACCCGATTCGGTTCTCATGTTGATATTTCTGCCTGCTTCTAAATTTATATCTCGAGCAGCACGTATGTTAAGATCCTGTTGAGTATGCACACTGATGCTGTCTTCAGCAAATATATCTATTTTGCCGTTACTGGTTAATTCAATCCATGCTGTGCCTCGAGCATTCGCTATGTAGATCAAGTCTTCTGAATTGTGCATCAGGATCTGGTGACCAGTTCTAGTACGAACTCTAAAATATTCACTGGCTGGAATCGTCGGAGATCCTGTGTCGCCTTTTCGTTGATTAGCAGGATCTAATAAATCGATATATTTTACCGGTCCTTCAGCAGCAGATTTTTCTCTGTGGAATCTATCATTGCCGTCATCCATAACCAACTGTGTGCCACCTAGTCTACTCACTGGCACTGTGGCTACACTGTCTGCCTTGCCTATCTGTTGTTTTT